TTACACATGTATTCTTTCTTCATACTTCTTGCATGTGATGTGCTCATATTCTTCTGCTGAAATGCTTGTTTTCTCCACACGTTCCGCAATCTGCTCGATTGTGAGAAAGCCTTTTTCATATAACCGTTTTAAGCTTTTAATGAGTATTTTCATCAAATCACCCCCTCTTCAATCAACTGCATCGTATATTCATCAATTACTCTCTCTTTCTGAAACTGTGTTACAGATTTCACGATTTCTTCTGTTCTCTTTTCGATAATCTTATATATTAGTAGCATCTGTTCATATTCTGTAACCGATATTTCTTTTTCCTCGTACTGCCATTCAGATAGTGTCTGTGTTTTTCCGTTTATTTCCTCCGTTGTTCTTTCTATCTGCTCAATATTTCTACGCAGATAAACCGTTGTCGGAGACGATATCTTGTCAACCTCCTGTGGACGTTCCGGCTGTGTCCCTATTACTTTTTTCCAGTCTGTCATGTTTTTCGTTCTCCCTTCTGCTATGTTTTGAAATTATTCTCTTTAATTTCTTTATGTTTACTTTTGGTTTGATGTGTTCAATGTAATAATTGTATGTATCAGTGTGCTTGAACAATCCCATATACGACAACATCACCGATGCGTTATACCATGATATCTTTTCCTGTTTTGATATGTGATTCGCCTTACGTCTCGCACTCTCAATGTTTGATTTCCGAATTGTCGTCCTATCATGGTGAAACTGAAATCCCATAAAATCAAGCATACGTCCTTTTGTGACTTGTTTTCCGTTTTTATCAAATACCGGTTTCCCATCCTCTGTCACTGGATATTCAAATCTAAATACTTGCCAATCTTTCTTGATTTCAAGATTGAGGTTCTCGTTCAGATACATCTCGATTGATCTATGTATCTTGTGCAATTTCTTTTTGCTCTTTCCTAATATCACCATGTCGTCCATATATCGCATGTAATATTCTGCATGTAGTTCTTCCTTGATGTAGTGGTCGAGTGCTTTTAAGTAGAAATTGCCAAACCATTGTGATGTAAAATATCCCAATGGAACGCCCTTTTTCATCTCCTCAATAACTTTTCTCAATTCCTCGTACATTACTCCTACGATACCGATATTCCTCAATATTGTCAACGCTCCGGAAACGTCATCAAATGCTATGCATCCCACAAGCGTTTTCGTCTGTTCTTCATCAATCTCAATTCCTGCATTTGTCAAAATCTTCGCAACGAGTGCGATCTTGTCGTGTTCAATCAGTATGCAGAGCAACCTGTAAAACCGTTTATCCCGAATTACTTCTTTAAGTTTCCTTTTTATGATTCTCCGGTTTATGGATTCAAAGAAATGGTGAACGTCCATCTTTAGGACAAAGGATTTCTTCCCATTGTATGAATCAAGCCATTTTCTCATATACTTCTTTCCGTAATGAACACCTCTTTTGGGTATGCTCCCGCAAGAAAATTCGTATAATCCATTCATTACAATCGCTTTAAACTGACCTATCACACAATGATGTATTACTTGCTCATATTTGTAATGTGGTTTTAATATTCGTCGTGTTTTCTTGTTGCTGCTCTCGTTTATGATGCTCGGTTTGTGATGATCCGGAATGAATAACTCCTCCGCCAACATCTTTTTCAAAAGTTCTGTATGTTCATCAAGATCATTCAATACCTCTCGCACATCTTTTCTATTCTTTTTCTTCTTTGCTGCTTTTTTAAAACATTGCTTTATGTAGTCGTCTTGCAACATTTGTTCATATAAGTTGTTGTAACTTCTCATATTTTCTTATCTCCTATCGGTTTTTGTGCGAACGCCTACTCAACCGACCCTATATCCGGAATGATTTTCGCCGTGTGGCGTGGGATATAGGCTGCATTTGATTAAACGCTCCGATATTGGAAAGAAATTGGACGCACCGATGTTCCAGTTCGCATTATCCGCAGAATTGTTCAAATTCAAGTAATCCGCACCGCAGTTCTCGCCATTGTTACAGTTACCGCCGACAAGAGCGATCGTAGTGAGCAGGAACACCGCCCGACACCGCACCCTATATCCCCTATATTCATTTTTTTAACGACCTCACCGCCTATGGAGGGAATAGCGGAGGCGTTCCCCCTCCGTTCCTCCCCCTGCTGCTTACGCAGCGATAGGCTGTTCTAAGAAAACGGACGCACCGATGAGCCAGTTCGCATTATCCGCAGAATCGTTCAAATTCAAGCAATCCGCACCGCAGCCCTCGCCACTGCTACAGCTACCGCCGACAAGAGCGATCGCAGTTATTGAATCATTCCACCAAAAATAATCACATGTGTATGTGCTTGCACTACCACCTGTCGAGTTGGCGATTCGTCCAAATCTGCTTGACTTCGTTCCTTTTTGATAACCGCTACCCGTACCTTTGAACGTAATTCCAACTTTCTCAAAATCCTTTCCAGTCAGATTGTACGGCGGTGTCATCTTTGCAAGGACTTCGCCTCCTATCATTAAGAGACCGTTGATTCTATCCCAACGATTGCCCCACGGTTTTTCCATGTAGAACACTTTGACTTCATGTGTCGTGTCATTGTACCCAAAAAACTGTCCTTTATCTGTCAGAGTTCCCGTCGCAAGATGTCCATAATTTTGTGCTTCGTCATTTACATATCCGGTTGTCTGCCCCTGTCCGAATGCTGCCTGTGAGTTATCTGTCTTTGACAT